AGCCCTCATGCTTTCTGGAAACTCAAAGTCAGTTTCAATGCTACTAATAAGACCTGGATTGAATGGTACAACTCTAAGCATCAAAAGTATTTGACCTCCGCATAATAGCTAACACAGTCATGGGCAATGGCTGCGACTGTCTTATGACAACTCGTGCATCATTCTCATACCCAGATGGGAAGTATATTTCTTTATCGCCTGTGAATAACGGCACGGCTTGATTCATTGCCATGCTGCTGTCACGGAATGGTAATCTGTCTAAGTTGTTTGTATCCGGCCCCAGTTCTGCACCCACAGTCTTGAAGAACCTCGCTGTCACGCCATGGATACGTTTAATCTTGCCTTGTGCGATGCCATCATCTGCCCCAGCCTCCAGACGCAAAGTCTCTAGTGTGGAGGTGTAGCTATACCCAACATGCACTTTTGATGCGCTTCTCTCTAATGTTATTGAACCGCCGGACACAGTTTTGTCAGGATGCGATGCGCCATCAGCTAAAATTGTGACTGTTTCGCCTTCTAAATGATTTAGGCCAGTTATGGTGGTTGTAGCCGAACCATCATATGTTAAACCGCTGTCAACGTAGAACGCATCGGCAACATCATCACCAAACTCAATAGGCTTCAAAAACTCAATATGCCGCACTGTGCCTCCGTCAATCGTGCGTTTTACTGACACATAAACCTGGTCTTCTGCGCCTGATGGGATAGCTGTAATGCTTTCCACTACACCGCTGCCGCCAATAGAATGGTCATGCCAGCCAATCGCTGCATTAGCGCGGTCATACGTTAACCCCACTAATCGTCCATCACTATGCACAAACCACACAATCAGTTCTGGTTCTTGCTGCCACACCATATCTGTAAGGCCGCCGCTAGGTAAGTGGTCAGCCAATATAGTCAAGTCGATGCCCAGTAACCCATCAGTATCCAAGTCAAAGGTAATCTCTTTCACCTTCTCCTGGCCTTTTTGAATAAGGATAGTGCTGTTTCCAGCCCGTAATGGTCTAACCTGAGAACAGCCAAATGTGGTTTCACGCAACACGTTTACATTTGTTGGCGTGACCGGAGTAGACCCTGTACCACCAGAAAGTGTAAACTCCGCGCTGGTAGTCAATACTTGTAAAAATCTTGCTGGTAATAAATGACGTATGACATTTACTTTGTCAGAGGCAATCGTAAAGTTAACGGCTGAGTCATTTAATGTTCCAGGTGTCATGTTCTCAAAATCAGCCGATACTGAGCCAAATATGGTCTGTGGCTGGCCCGTAGTGCCAGCAAAGTATAATCTTTGCTCATAGAAGCCAACGGCCTTTGGGAAGCCTTCTGAACCGCCAAACGCCCCTAATGACCATCTGGTGTTAGCGTTGCTAGACCCTACCGCACTACCAGGCAATCGTGAGTTGCCATATTGGTCTTCATGCACATCAGCAGTCACAACGGTTGCGCTGGTAAATCCAACAATTTTTACATGACCGTTCTCATCATGCAGATATTCCCAGTTTATAGAACCATAAGTCTCTGTGCCAGTCAGATGCACTGGTGGCGTATTTCCTGATGTTTGTGTGGAACCAGTGACCTGTTTGTAAACATGGCCGTTAAATCTTACTGTCACGTTGTTTGCGTAGCTGGTGCTTGCTGCCCATTCATCATGTTCAATCTCTAATATCTCACGGAAACGAATATATCTGCCAACATCGTTGCTTGCAAACAAACTGGCTGATGCTGTAATTGTGATGCCAGTGCCTGTAGCAGCAGACGCATACAATGTTGTGGTTGTATCGTTTTCGTCTAACCAAGGGCCATCAATAAAATCTATATCTGTAAGCGTAAAGCTAGTAGCTGTAGTCCTTGTTAGCTTGGCTGGTTCATGGTCTTTGTGTGCAATGAAAAGCACATCCGCTGATTGCGTGTGATTTATCTCAAAAATCTGTGTGACTGAATATGTTGTAGTCACCTCAACTATTTTACCAACGGTTCCGCCGCTTGAATAAGCTGTAAATGCACTGCTGTTTATGCCTGATAACTCAAAGGTGTTGGTTGTTTTGTTTGCAACCGTAAACTCTAAGTTGTTTACCTCCACCATACCAGCAACAGACTTGATAAACACTCTGTCGCCGTTATTCAAACCATGTGAAGCGGCTGTTACAACTGCTGGGTTTGCTTGAGTAATCCCAGTGATGTTCGTTGTGGCCTCTGTAAGTATGCCGCCGTCTTTGTAAAATCTGATGTAGTTTGCGCCGAACTCAAGCACATATGCCTGTTCATCACTTACCTCAAAATTTATCAGCCGCACCTTACCGCCGTCCTTAGAACGTCCAGCAAAAAAAGTGCCTGGTCTGCGCGTAACACCACCAGACGGAAACACAAGCATGTTGTTTACGGTTTGCGCAGCCTCATTGTATTTCTGTAAATCAATGCGGCCTTCTAGCTTTGGGGATATTTCACCAGTGCGAAAGTTGGTGATAATGCTGGATACACGGGCCATGCTTAAAACCTGATGTTAGTATATGTGTCTGCTAATGGCTGTTCTGGATAACCTTCCATAGCGTCAATAGACTTAGCCTCTCTCAGTCTTTGTTCGTACAATGCGTTCATAGTTTGCGCGACAGTGCCGCTACCTGTAATTGCATACGCAGTCTCAGCGGCCAGCCTATGTGCTATTGTTGACGATAGCAGCGAGTCATATTGTTCAGTGTCTTCCACACGCCCGATATAAATTATGTTGCATGTACCTTCGTTAGATAAAATCTTTCTGCCTTCAATCTTATACATAACATTACTGTCATAGGCGGCGATTTCGTTATCTACGTTAGAATCCCAGAATGACAGAACCCGCAAGCAAAATGGGTCTGTTGGCAAAGTGTACTGAAAGCTAAATCCAAAGGCTGGCGTTGCTGTGTCCTGCGCAAGCTCTTTGCGGGTAACTGCTGCGTTCCAAGGATGTGCGCGGAGAACTGCGTCACGGATTAATTCATAATTACGATTGCAAAGTCTAGCTTCTTTTGAGTTCTGGGTCAGTGCTGTAATGGTCGCCGCGCCTAGCAAGTCCAACGCTTCATTACATATATCAACAACTGATGGCATGATTTACTAACCTTTCAACTCTAATCAGTACACCCAGGCTTGCATTGCTGTCGCCACCTTTGAATGTACCACGCTTCCTATACGCTTCCCTTGCTATCACTTTTAATTTCTCTGTTGGTAATAATACCACAGTTTCATCATCAAATACGAACGCCCAGTGTGTTGCCATGGTTGTGGCTATACCACTCGGCTTGTCCCTACAAGAAAACTCCACAAACACATTCCCAGTTCGTGAAGCTATAAAATCCCTTTTCACCTCTATGGTGTTGCCATTTAATATACCGCCTAGCCACTTCTCAGCTATTTGGCCTACTTCTAAATCCCAGCGGAAGTCCCCGCACGGTTTCATCATATTGCCCTCCAGCATGATGAGTTATATGGGGGCGGAAAACCGCCCCCATATTATTTAGTTCACGACGTATTCAATGATGAATGACATGTCTCCAGCAGTACCACCTGTTGCAGAAAATGTTGCTGCAATATAGTAGTATGCTTCGTCACCATTTGAATCGCCAGCCATCTCAAACAGTTGCTGTCCGATGGTGTTGATGTCGGCCTCTTCATTACGCAGGTCAGTCATAGCTGCTTGGTCAGCAACTAAAGTCCCAAAGAAGTCTTCATCTTTCACCGCACCAGCAGTTGTGTAGATGCCAACATTGAATGTGCATGAACCGCCCAGTGTGTCGCTGCCAACCTTCAATGAAGTGATGGAAGCGTTTGCTGGGATAGGCGCAAACATAACAATGTCGTTATCTGTGCTGTCACCAGCCGCCAATGCGATGGTTCCCTGTGCTACACGGAGTACACCGTGCAGATTGTGGGCAGCATTAGCAACTTGAGGAGTAGCTTCAAAGTTAGCTACAAGTGTTGAGTTCTTAGTAGTCATTTGTCACTCTCCCTTAAGCTGATTCGTCACAGTCAATCTGGACAACTTTTTCTTCCTCCATGCGAGTAGCACCGATGCTCATGCAGTAGTAGACTTGAGTCGCGTAACCCTTGTCGGAACGCTCATCAATTCTTGCCATAACATCTTTACCAATCGCCAGAGCAAGGCCATCCTCTGCCCATGCAAAGCATGAACGGATGTTGCCAGACTTAGACAGACGGTTAGAAACAATGAAGTTAAAGCCCATGAACTGACTAACCTCACCCTGAACCAGTGCCTTCACTGTGTTGAAGTCACTTGAAGTCACGTTAGTATCTGCAAGCAAAGCCTCAATTTGGTCTGGGCCTACAGCAATGTAACGTGGGATTGATGGGTCAACATCAGAAAGGTCAAGAATTTTCTTGGCCTCACGCAGCTTCGCAACAGTCATATCAGCAGAACCGTTAGCGATTTGCTGACCTGCTGGAAGTGCAGTTGATGTGGAACCTGTTTCGCCTGTGAAAGCTGTGCCAAGTGCTTTTTCGATAAGTTCATCGTCCATCGCACGGCCCATAGCAGCAGCACTAGCTTGTGCATAGGCAGACGTTGGGTCGATAAGCATACGAACCTTGTCTTGGTCATCAATCAAATCGGCGTATTCGTAGTCAACAAGTGACACCCGACGACGTGCGTGTGGGGTATCAATCTGTGGTGTGTCGGCGTGGCGAGTTGTACGCTTCTGCGCAGTTGCCTTACCAACCTGGTCAAAGAAAGCATTTTTGCCAGTCATATTCTCTACGCGCACCGCATCACGCAGACGGGAACCCATCTGCTGCGATAGCATCTGCACGTTTGCAGAATACTGCTGGACAAATGCCGTGGTTACTTCTGTGGACATAGCGTCCTCCTTTTACACGGTTACATTTGAACTTTTCGGTGCGCTACCCTTTCGGACACTCCTGGTCTTTTCAGCCGACTTATGGCCCCCATCTTTCTGGTCGTCAGCAGGACGAGTTGCCTCGCTACCCCGCGTCACCCACTCATAGTAAACGTCTGCGAGTAGGTGTGGATTGAGTACGTCACGTTGGCTACCGAACTCGACAGCTAATCGTAGGCACTCAAGCCGAATATCTGTGACGGAAAGTTCATCATCCATGTAACTGTTCCATCAAATGTTGCATCCGTTCTACAGCCTTGTGTCTCGCAATCGGGTTTTTTCTATCCCAATAAGCATGAGACTTATCATTCATAATGGCATCAATCTCAGCTTGTGCTGTGGCTGGTGTCATTACACTTGACTGTGACATTTCTGCAACAGTGTCTTCACTGGTGACAGATTGCCTGAAATCAGCGATTTTTGCAAATGCTTTAATAAACTCAGCGTTATCACCTAGCTTTGAACCATCTTCTAAAGTTATGTTAAACATTTCAGGGTCTGCAAATTCTTGCGCTACCTTTGCAGCCGCTTCAACCTTTTGGTCAAACGCACGGCCCCACTCACTACGCAATGACTCCACAGTCTGTTCCTTTGCAGCCTCTGCTAACTCAAGAGACTGTGCGCCAGACTGCTCAATGCTACTCTTGTAGTAATCAAGAATACCCTTGGCTTGGTCTGGTGAAAGGCGCAGTTTATGTGCAATATCTGCGTAATCTGTGGCAAGTTCCTCAGTAATTACGTTGCCATCGACTTCAATGCCGTATCCCTTTGGGTCTTCTGGTCTGCCTAGACGGTCATAGATGCGGTCTAGGTCTTCGTCTGTTGGGTTGACTGGCACTGCAATTTTGTCTGCACCAATCAATCTTTGCGCGTTCACATAAGAACGGGCTAGGTTTTCAACATCCTTAATAGGTGAAATGCTAGGATGTTCGCGTAGTTCCTCTGGTATCATGTTTAGAAACTCGTTACCAGACCCGCCTGATGCTACCTCAGATGGTGTCTCCATCATTGGTGCTGCCTCTGGCTGGGCTACCTGTTCGACTGCTTCTTCTGACATTTATTCCTCTTTCATCATGTTGTGGATATGAAGGATAACAGCACGTTTCCCTTCCTCAAATGCTGTGGCGTTTGCATCGCCAGCAACATAGCTTGTGGCACGATAATTACACCGAGCCTCTAGGTCAGCTAATACTTTAGCTGAACTATCTGTATTAAATGTTTGTCTGTAAAGGTCTTTTAGCTTTTCAATCTCAGGTGTCACTTACTAACCATCCTGGACGCTTGCGCTATTTGGGCTACATTCTGGACATCCTGCTGGTCTTGCATCATCTCCATCTGTGCTTGTTGTTGCGCTGCACGTTCCTCTCTAACCTGTTGTACCTCACGTTCAGACTTCAACGCCGTCTTTGGAACGCCTAGTGCATCAGTCACATGCTTCACTAATCCATCTGCATCAATGTGGTCGCCTACTGGAATTGCCTGTGATAGCGGCATCAATATCTCAAGTGCCTTCATTGTGCTGTTCAGGCTGCTTGACTTCTGCGCACGGGCTAGTGGCGATACATATTCAATATCCACATCACGCCCCTGTAGGATTTCTGGTGGTTCTGGAAGCATCTCACCGCGCAACATCAATGCAAACACACGGTCAATCAAGGGCCGTAGCATTTCATTCATCAATCTGCCCAGCACAGGGCCAATGACTCTCATGCGTTCTTCCTGCCTTTGAACAAC